TCTGGCTTTGGTAACTGAATCTTTATATGCTTGTCTGTCTTCTGAAAGCAAACGAGCAGTTTGTCCTAGACCAGTTAAAGGATTATTTCCTTTCGGTGGTCCATTAAGTATGAAATCAGAACCTCTACCTATCTTTAATGGTTTAGGTGATTTAGCAGTAGGAAGACTTCTTTGAGGTGTAGGAGTAGGAGTAGGTGTTCCAGGTTCATTACCTTCAGCTACACCTAAACTAACACCGCCTTGTTTAGCCATATTTTCTGTTGCTATCTTTTCTCCATAAGGAAGACCGCCCATATCAGTTATCTGTGCCATTAAAAAACTCCTCTCCGTCGTCAATAATAAATTTCATTGTTGTAATAATAATTCCATAAGGAGTAATCAAAGGATCTAATTCTGCTTCTAATACTTCTGTACTGTTTTCTCTAATTAATTTATTTCCAGCAATATGAACATCTCTTAGAGATTCGGTGACGATACCAACAAACTCTTTCATTGTGTCGTCCATTACGCTCCTCCTAGATTTACTCCTAATGCACCTAAAGAAGGTAAATCAGGACGAGGTGGTGGTTGTCCGCCACCTAGTAAAGCTCCTAAGTCAGGTACTCCTCCTGGACCTCCAGGACCAGGCATACCAGGCATACCAGGCATTTCAGGTGTAGCAGGTTGCTGCATAGATTCAATTACCTTAGACACAAGTTCGTTAATATCTGTGTCTTCTTTTTTCATAGCATCAATCAAAGTAGCAGCTGCAGCAATATCGCCTTGCTGTGCCTTTTGATAAATACCGTTCAAAAATGAATCAATAGCTTTTTGTTTAACAATTCTTAATTCTTCTCTTGCAGGGTCATCTAAGAAATCCATTTCATCTCTAGCTGTTTCTCTAGAAATCATACCTTGTTGCAAGTTCATAGAAAGTCTCATCTCTCTATTGGAAGGGTCAGTACCAGCACCGATACCATATCGTACGTTCACATCATACTGTCCAGCAATGTCTCTTGAAGGAACAAATATTTCTGCTTTCTTTTGATCATGACTATCGCCGTGTAATGTCTTTTCACCGTCGCAATAGTTCTCATCAAAAGCAAGTAGTATGTGACTAGCTTTCTCTAAGAATTTTTCAAACTGTTTATGAGCTAATGCAAGTCGTGCATCAATCTGTCCCATAGATGCTTCAATACCTTTTGCAGATACAATGCTTGCACCAGGATTACCTGAAAGTTGTCCAGGAAATGAAGCTTGTGTTCTAGCTTCGCTAGCTAATCTTGAAATTAAATCTTTAGCATCAAAATGTGTTCTTGATGACATACGTTCCATACGAGCTTCAGGACTTCTACCGTGAATAACAGCACCAGGTCCAAAGTCATCTGGGTTCATAACATCATATTCAAAAACAGGAGGATATACTTCTTCTTCAGATGAAGTGATAGTGAGTGTCATAAGTCGGTGCATAGTTCTAAGTATGTGACGTGTTTGGTCAAAGATACCTCTACGCTCACCGTCAAATGTAGGAACTCCTACTTCAACAATAGGAACTTTTCCTAGCAGGTTTGGTTCTTCTGTCAACACAACTGCATGATTATTCTTTCTACCTTTTGGAGAGATATCAGCAACTACGTGCATAATCTTGTCAGGGAAATACCAGAACCATTCTTCAACAGTATCTGTAGTTGGGTCGATAACACCTTTTGCAACAGGGTATTGTTTTATAAGTATTTCCTTAGACACTCTACGTGCAACCAGTGCTTCAACCACATTTCCTTTTGTATCTTTTAATGGATAAACATATCGAGGATCAATTCTATGAAAGTATGGGTGTCTATCTTTTTCTTCTTTATCGAAGTCTGCCCAGATACCAGCATAAGCACAACCAGTTCCAGCATAGTCACCCCACCATTGAGCCATTAACTCATTGATGTTTGATTTATTCCAGAGTTCTTTAACTCGTCTTTCTCTTTTTCTAGCAGCCCTTTCTCCGCCTTTTAAATTTTGATTAACAGGAACAGGAACTCTAACTCCTGGTAAGACAGCTCCACCTAGTGAAGCCCAATGATGAATACCTAATTCAATAATGTTTGCTACAGAAGGTGCCTCAGCAGTAGAAGTTAAGTTACTCCAAATCATGTGCCAATCGCCATTAACGATTGCTGTAATTTCTTCTATTCTTTCTTTCCAGTCAGAGTGGGTTTCAAGTAGTAAATCACGTCTATCGTACAAAGATTTATTAGGTCGATAGACCTTACCCATATTTGTATATTCAACACTAGAACCTAGATTGTAATAATCTGACATTACCTATTCCTCAAAAACATTCTCTCCTGTATTATAGGAGGAATATTTCGTCGTGCTACGACTTTATCCATATCTACCTGAAATAATCCTTTTCCGTTACACTCGCCATTAGCTACCCAAAAAGCAATTAAAGCGTCTTGAACTTTTGACCATGGAAATACTAGCATATCATCTACCAATGGTGCGAGTTTTGCCTTATCTTCTACAGTAGCAGAAGGGAAGCAAACTAGTCCACTATGGAACAATGTAGCCATAGAACCTATACCAAAATCTTTATCCCATTTGTTGCCACGTCTTTTACCTTGTCCAGTAGTTCTATGGTCCACAAGTCTAGTTCCACTCCACTCAGCATGATTCTTTAAAGTATCATCACCTAAGATTGTCGGTGCAAAGTTAGTTTCTATAACAGTAAAAGCAACTCTATGGTCATTGTATTTCTCCCAGAACTCATACATCAGTTTATTTCGTATACCAGTAGCACCTAATCTGTGACCTACATACAAATCCACAACTGTTCTAACTTCCGTTTCTGGATTGTAGGCTAATAAAACAGATGCAGCTCTACCTGTAGTAGCAGGGTCAACGCCTAGTACTAATATTTCATCAGGGAAAACCTGTCCTAAACTTCTTGATCCACCTAATTCAAATGCTTTATCCAGCATCTCTTGTCTAAATATTGATTCAACTTGCTGTACATCTTCTTGTTGATACACAAGTTTCCACCTCATAGGGTCTCTAGCTACTATTTCAGAACGTATATCACGGAGTCCAGGTCTAAATACCTCTGAACCAGTAGCTTCATCATACTCCTCTTTACCGTCAAGGGACCAATATTCATGCCAACTAGGTCTTTCTTTTTCTGTATGTTCATCTAATATCGCAGGTATCTTTACATATCTAAATATTTTATGGTCTGCCCAGCTATCTTTCCATTGTCCATAGTTATCAAGTGGGTGAACTCTAGTACCATTTACCAGTGTTTGACCTCTTTGTGCCCTAGAACGAGCCTCCTGGGTAAACCATTCATCAATCCTAGACCTACGAATATCTGTTTGTTGGTTCTCTAATGTCAATGCGTCGTCCAAAATAAGCAAATCTAACCTAGCACCGTATATCTGTTTACCTACAGATAGTGCTTGTATGGTAGGGTCTCTCTCACCAGACTCTCTTTGACGTATAGTTATCTGGTCTCTAGACCAGCCAAATCCGTCTTGTCGCTGAGGTTTGAACCCATTAAAGTCTCTAATTAAGTTTCTAGGACAATCATTGTACAAATGAGGGTCAGTTAAGTATCTTTTGATACGATTTAACAAATCTTGTGCTTTATCACCTGATTTAGTAACTAAAGCTATTCGTATATCAGGATTCTTACACATACGATATATTGGGTACCACAATGATGATAATGTGGACTTACCAGACTCAGGGTGACCTAAAACTAAAACTAATCTACCCATAGGGTCTTCTAATGAATCAGCAATCCTATGTTGATGCTCTGCAAACTTAACTCCAAAATATAATTCACAAAACTCTGCAAAAGAAACATCAGATAAATCAGGAGAACTATCTTTAACATGTTCACCTGAACGAATTGATTTAGCTTCTTCTGCCCATTCAGGGTGGCGTTGAGAGTTTTCTTCCCACCATTTTCTAGTTACACCAATTTTCTTACAGGCATCTGAATAATTTAATCCATATCTAATGCACTCTAAGAAACACTCCATAGCCCATGCTTTCCAAAGGGAAGTTCCTTTTTTTGCAGGAGGTGGTGGCAAGTATATTTCTTCTTGTTCAAACTGAAATACTGAATTGTTAGCACCAAATATCTGTGCCTGGACTTTAGCTCTGTCTTGTAATAATTCAGCTTCTGATCTTTTTGGTCGACCTGCTGTCATATCAAAAACTATAGCAGATTATTAATCTTCGCCTAACTCTTTCCAGCAATCATTACAAGCCATGTAGTCCTGACTGGTAAATGGAAATACAAAATCCCTATGACACATAAAGCAAGTGAAAGGACGTATCTCTTTAGGAGTTTCGTGATAACGAAACAAAAAATTTTTTATATAGAATAATATATTTTTAATCATTTAAAAAATCTTCTACTTTGTAAACATGTCCTAAAGCGGCACCACAATCTTCGCACCACCTATTGCCTTGATATTGATTAACTACTTCATGTTCGCACATTATTCGTCCTCCATTAACTGTTGTTGTTCTCTAATGTTATCAGGTAACGGTCTGAAACTAGAGTTCAACATGTTTTGTTGTTCTAAGATATCCCAACCTTCTTTTGATATGGTATAAGTTTTAGACCTACCGTCACCAGATTGGTCCACAAGTCCTTCTCTAACAAGAGATGCTTTAGGTCTCTCAAATCTACCACCGTCAAGGTTTGCAGCATCACGCCATGTTTTATTTGTAATCTGTTCACCTCTAACTGTAATAACATCTGCAAGTGCACGTAAGAGAGAATAATCTCTGACTTTTACGCCCTGCTGATAAGCAGTAAAAAATGCTGAACCTGATTTAGGTTCTGTGGATAATGTTAAGTTCCAATCTTTAAATGGCTCTGCATCTTTTTGTTTAGTACAAGTCATCTCAATAATCTCATCTTTTTTGGTCAACTGTATGGTGGTATCAGCACTAGCTTTTAGCACGCTGGAACCACGCATAGCTTCACCTGATTTCGTATCATGATGAACTGCCAAGATTGCAGCACTATAGTTTTGACGTATAGTGTCAATCATTGAAATGACTTGTGACATATCTTGTTGTAAATTTTCGTTAGCACCTACCGTACATCTCTGTAAAGTATCAAACACCACAAGTTTAGGTTCAATCCTATCCACAAGTTCTAAGAAATCAACTTGATCTCTCATAGGAAACTTACCTACTGGTGCAAATAGTGGGACGGCACTCGTGTAGTAATGCACAGGAGGATACGAGGTGGCGTTCCTTTTATTCTTCCATGCGGTAACACGAGCACCGAGAAATCCCACTCCTTCAGCAAGTACGTACAACACAGGGGATTTTACGCTTTCCTTGCTAAACCATTGCCAGCCATTAGCTATTGTGTTTGCCCAGTCAAGTGCCAGGAACGTTTTACCTACGCCAGCATCAGAGTGAAGTACGGTGAATCCGCCTTCCATTATGAAATCTTGTAATAACCAATCAGGGGGTTTTATCTGTGTTACTTCTAGTCCAGTTTTCACATTAAGTGGACTAAAGTCCTCCTGACTACGTCTGGATTCTAATATTAAGTCCAGTTGTTCTTTTTGTATCATTTTGCCACCTCGCCTTTATTTATTGCTTTTTTTTTAAGTTTAGTCCCCCAGTCCACTTAGTCCAAAGGGGTGGACGACTAAAGCCTATTTAGTCCTCCAACGTCCCCCCCTTATAGGGGGACGGTGGACTAAAGGTATACCTATTGTAGGGGGTATAAATTTATATGTATTGATTATATTAAATAACTTTATATTTATTGAGGTTTTAATGTAAAGGTTTGGGTTTTCGCAAAAATTGTGTGGGGATTGTCTCTATATCGAGGCGTGGCATCTTATAATCGTCTCCAGACACTTCGTGTCTTCCACCGATTCAGCCTGCCACTTCTCTGTAGCTGTGTCGCAAGCTCCTACGCTACCCCCTTTGCTTTATTTTTTTGTGTCTGACTCTTGAACACTTAATGCAACAAGTTGCAAGCAGCAAGCTGCTGTGTCCGCCTGCAAACCTACCACATATGCAGCAAGCTGCAAGATACTTCGTATCTGTTATGGTTTGCAAAAATAATAATAATGTGTTTCTATTGTTCTACCATATCGTCGGTAAACACGTAAACCTAACGTCCAATTTATATTTCCACAAAGTTTTGTTCACGTCTAAATGCAACAGGCTACATCTCCCTGCGGTCGTGTATCTGTAAGCAACTCGCCGCTCCAAACTCTTTGTTCCAATAAAATATGAACATTAAGGTTTACTTGTCAAATCAATCGTTTGTTGATAACAAAAATTCTTCTAACATGATACACATAGTCGCAAGCTCCTTGTGTATCTATGCCCATAACAATTTTTATCATCAACTGGCACAATCGCTTTGACAGCAAGCCGACGACTACACAAACCCAGAGATCCACATAGTCGCAAGCTCCTTGTGGTCTATGCTGTGTTTGCTTGCACAGGTGTATGGGAACAAAAAGAATCCACATTAATATTATTTAATTACTTTAGTGTGGTTCAAGTAATCGCAATTGTCTACATGTTAGGAGGTAAAAAATGTGGCAAATCGACGAATACGTAACAGGTAACTTAGTTGACGACTTAGTTAGTCAACTTTGCAACCTTTGCAGTGCAAAAGTTGCAACTAATCAGCTTGAAACACACAAGTGTGCTTCAAGCTTAGTGGGATAATTATCATGGATAATTATATACCACTCATTGGTTGCTTATTCATGTCGCTTATGGCGACACATCTAGTGTTCAGTATCCAAGCGTGGATACTGCGAACACTAGATAAATTAGATAAATGGTATAATGATAAAGTTAGGAGGAACCATGTCTAAATTCCAATCAGCCGACAGAGACACGTCTCATGTCGGCAATATGATTTCGCTTATCGGCACATATGCCGACAAACGAAATGCAATCGTCAATGTAATTCATATAGAATTACTTGACGATAATGACTTGATTAAGTATCAAGCCATTTGTGACACCTACGAACGAGTCATACGTGATCTCGTTCGTATCTACAACGCCGATTCGGATAATATCCAAATCGACGTTGAATCGTTATTGGCATTTGTAAAGTTAGGAGGTTAAATATGCCAAAAGTACACGTTGACATACAAACACAATCAATCGTGTTTGATCATAAAGAATTGCAATCGTTGATTGCTAATTCTTTGCGTGATGAAGTACAAGTACTTCCACGCTTCATCAACATCGTTGATTGTGTAATGCGTCACCCAGCCCCACATTATAAGGCAGAATTGACGTTCAATATACAAATTAATTTTGCAGATATCCGCAAAACTAATTCAGATAACTCAGAGGAGGTAGATGATGACAACTTCTAATTTGTCAAACAGAAATATCGGTTTACCACAAGGTTCGATTTCCTACGGAAATGACGAATGTGGTGAAACATGGTATTACCACGAAGACTGTGCCGACTATCCTAATGTCGACACAACATGCGACTGTGGACAATCATTGTCAGGTTATCACGAATGTGAATACAACTGTGCACTAGTGCACAGGTGTGAGAATTGTGAAAACTATGACTGCTATGTCGAAAGTGATTACCCTTCACTTTGGAATTATGGTTACAAACCATTCGGTGGTATGTACGTAGACGTAATCGACGGAGATTTCAAATGGTTACCCATTTCAAATCTCACTACTTCTAACCCCCTTGTCATGGGACTAGAACTAGAAGTCGAATATCGTAGCGGTTATGACTTTGATGACACGCTTGAGTTTCTAACACAACTCAATGCTGCATTCGGTTCAAAATACTGTACAAGTCCAGTATTTTGTATAGCCAAAGAAGACGCTACTGTTGACGTCGAATTTGTGACTGCACCATTTACGGCAGCAGCTTTCAAGAAAGCTACTACCGACCTTAAAATCGCCTTTGCTTACGCAAGAGAGCGATTCAAAGGTTTTTATGCGGGAAGTGCAGGTGCACATGTCCACATAAATAAATCAGGCTTGTCACTTACTACTGCATACGCATGGATTCAGTTTCATTACCAGAATCCAGGTTTAATTGCAGATATAGCACAAAGATCAATCGGCGAAGACGCCGAATGGTGCTATCTGCAAAAACCTAGCCAACCTATTGCATACATTGCAAAACAAAAAGGTGGCTTTCCTAATCGTGGTGCGTTAGCAGATAGTAGCTATACAATCGAACATCGCTACTTTCGTAGCAATCTTCGATTTGAACGTATAGCTAAGAACATAGAGTTCTTAGATTCTATGCAAAAGTACTTCAACACGTTGACATATCAAGATATGGCACGTGACGGTGCACATAAGCTATACGCTTATTTAGCACATGTCTCACTCATGAGACATGAGTACCCAAACTTATACGATTACTTAGTAAAGAAAGGATATATCGCATGTGTGTAATCGCACTTTCCCCAATCGGTAACAAGCTTGACGAGTCAACCTTGACCGATATGTGGGATACCAATCCAGACGGTGCAGGTATTAGTTTCATAGATGAAACTAAAACCATACGCACCTACAAAACACTTGACAAAAAAGATTTTGTCAAGGTTGCTTTGTCTGTATTCGACAAGTACAGCGTATCGTCACCGATACTTGTACATTGTCGTATTGCAACTCATGGTTCTGTTTGCCTTGCAAACACTCACCCATTCAACGTTGACAATCATACAGTCATGGCACACAACGGCATAATTGACTGTGTCGAAACGCCCGACAAGTCGGACATTTCAGACACACGTATGTTCGTCAACACATGGTTACGCTACATGCGTCCTACGTGGCTTGATGACCCATACATGCTTGAATATGTCGGTGACATAATTGGTTGGAGTAAACTTGCGTTTCTCACAACCAATCCGAACCTTCGTCAACAATGGTACATTGTTAACGAAAAAGAAGGTTCGTGGTTAGACGGCACATGGTTTTCTAACACAAACCATTGTGCTGTTAGTAATAAGTTCGTCAACACTTCCTACTACACAGGACGTGGTTGGTATGACACTTATGATATGTATGATGACGATGATTACTATACTTACTCAACTATTGAAGACGGTATAGAAATCGGACTGCATGAACTCTCAGCCTATTCAGGCTTCGAGATTCAGCAGCTTAAGCGTCTCGACTATAATGACATCAAAGACTTATTTGAAAGTGAGTTCGGCGGTGTCTGCGAGTTCACTGCTACGCAGTGGAACTCTTATCTAGTTAAGCACGGTTCCAGTGCTTAACTAGTAACAAACTAAGCTGTTGCAAGATCCGACATTCGTCGGCTTGCAACAGCAAGTTTGTTTTTTTTCTTTATCTTGTAAAGTTGTTCGTACCTCACAACTTTCCGCTTATAACTCACTCACAAGTTCGTTCGTGACGTTCGTTCACAAGTTCACTCACTCATTTATTCGCTACACTTCGTTCCGCTCAGTCTCAGACACAAAAAAATACCGCAGGGGGGGATATAGCAAGGCGTAAAAGTTGGTATGCGAGTCGGCTAAACTGCGACTTTGTGTTTTGCGATTTGTGTCCAAAGAGTATTAGGACGAGTAATAAATTTATTCCAGGGTGCGTGCCATATCAAACTAAAAACCATTTCAGGTTCATAAACTTTTATTAATTTTCTAATGACAGTAGTAACTAAACTACTTCTATCTATAACCCCATGTGCTTTGTACTGTTCATCAGATATAGATAACCAATACCTAGCTTCAAGTGGTATCTTGTTCCACTCTTGAGATATTAAACCTTGCCAAGAAACGTAATCCAGTAAGGCAGGCATATCACTCTCAACATAAGTTGTGTGATTCGATACAACTAAAGGAATAGCATCAAAGTCATCATAGTTAAATACAAAGTCAGGTTCATATCTAACTATCTTTCCTTGTTGACCACCCCTTTTATAATTTACAGAACCAGGAACCCGCAACACACGTGCTGCGTCCCACGCCCCAGTGTCTGCTTTCAAATGATATGCTAGCCTTCTGTTGACTTCTTGTTGTGTAGATATTTGTATTGTGTCTTCAAGAAGCCAAATTGCTTGCCACCTGTTCCCACTTGTTTCCCAAATAAAATTAGGTTTAGGAACTATGACAAAACAATCCTCATAGTTGATATCAGTTCTATCCATATCAACATATAAAACTCCGACTTTATCTTTTGCATTGATTGCTTTTCTAGATTGGTCCGTGTGAAAAGTTAATGGTGTCCAATAGATATCCGATCCCTGTGGTTGATTACTAATAGCCTTAAGAATACTGCCATAATTACTCCAATCATAACAAGTTTCTTCCCATTTAGTACCGTTGGTTGCCAACCATACTTTACCACCACCACTGTTAGCCCAAACATGGCTCATTAATTCTATTGTTTGTTTCATTTAACTCCTAACTATGCTATTATAATCTATGTTAATTTATATAGGAGAAAAATGTCTGAGAATACTAAAAAATCTATGGCAGATTTTATGGCTCCAAAGATGCGTACCAAATGGTATGTAGATAATGATGAGTTATTTAATGAAGTCATTGATGAAACAATTGAAAATGAATATCCGATATTATACGTTGCAGAATATCTAGTCGAGCAGGGCTGTCCATTTGCACTTAAAACAATACAGAAACATGTCAAAGAAGAAATCACTAGAAGACTTTCTAAATAAGCAAAAACAAATAGAGGAGCATAAAGCTGCTGCTAAGCAAAAGCACCCCACTGGTTTTGAACCTGGTGTATCGTATAATCCCAACACCAATACTGGATATGTAGTATCTAGACCTACTACTGACCCCAATCCCACTTTCGATTCCCTGTTGCGAGAGTGGGGTTGGAATCCAGCTGAATATGAAATCGTAGGTAACTTACATGTTCGCACATGGGATATGAATATGGGTGACGGTGTTAAAGAACAAGCCTGGTACTACAAAGCTGACATCAGAAAAAAGAACCCAGAGAAAGAAGCTGACTTAAAAAGACTTATTGCAGAAATTAAGAAACATAAACCTTATAAGAAACCTGCAGTTAAAAAAGGAGTTGGCTTTTTTTATTTTGCTAGTGACTGGCAAATGGGAAAATCTGACGGAGGTGGACCACAAGCAACTATAGATAGAGTTAAGTTAAGTCTTAATAGAACTGTTGACAGATTAAAAGAATTAAAGAAACTTGGTATTGATGTTTCTACTATCTACATAATTTCACTTGGTGATCTAATCGAAGGGGTAACAGGATTCTACCCTGGACAATCACACAAAGTACAGTTAGATAGATTAGAGCAGATAACTGTAACTCGTAGATTGTTTCTTGAAGTAGTAACTACTCTTGCAAAGCATGCACCTAAAGTTGTAGTAGGTGGTGTGCCAGGTAATCATGGTCAGAATCGTGGCAGAGATAAAAATGTTATAACATCTGAGTTAGATAATGATGACATTGGTATCCTAATTTCATCTGCTGATGCTTTATCATATGGACCATACAATCATGTCAAATTTATAATACCTGACGGTCATCATCTTACTTTAGATTGCAATGGTACTGTGATTGGATTTACTCATGGTCACCTTAGTCGTGCTGGTAGCAACCCTGGTGATAAGTTAATGAACTTTTGGAAAGGTCAAAGTTTTGGATTTCAAAGTTTAGGTGACGCTACTATTTTAGTTTCTGGTCACTATCATCACTTGCGTACTATACAAGACGGACTTAGAACTTGGTTCCAAGTTCCTTCATTAGATAAGAGTACATATTTCAAAGAACAGTATGGAACTGAAACTGTTAATAATGTTTTAACTTTTACTGTTGATAAAGACGGTTGGGATAATTTAAAATTATTATAATATCTTGACTAAAATTCTACCTGTACTAAACTTGAATCAAGTTATAAGGAGGTAGTATGCCAGAAGTATTCGATTCACTTCCAAAAAGTGTTTATGAAAAATCTGACAAAAGATCACTTGCTGAACGTATGGGATACATGGACATGATGTCTAAGTTTCCTGGCAAGTGGGTAAAGTTACTTTCTGTTAAGAAAAGCAAAAGACAGAAAATATACAATATGGCTTCTTACTTTAATAAGCAACACCCTGAGTGTGAGTTTAGAAGTATAAGCAAAGATACGACTGTCAATTTGTATGGGAGGATAAATGAATAATCTATACACAGATGATGTTTTAGATTTAGCTAAAGAAGTAGTTAAGTCTGAGACTATAGAAAACACTGAGATAGCATTTGAGATTGACGCTATGAAAGATGAAGACATAGCTATTGCTCGTATACCTATCTCAGCTGCTAAGACTGCCACTACAAAAATCAATAACTATGCTGACGTACAGTTAGCTAGAAAGATTGAAGAAAGTGGTACGTTCAAACTTAATGGCACTGTGTTTCATGTAAACAAAGGGTACAAGTACAAGACAATAGACTTGTATGGTTTCCTTAATTGGTTACTTGACGGTGCAGGTAGCGTAAGTCTGACTTCTGATTTAGCAGCAATTCTTGGTAACACATTTGTACCTAAATTAAGAGGACTAGATGCTGTAGCTGAAAAGCGTGGCATGAGTGCAAATGTTGCAAGAGATACTTTCTTAGAGAAAGTTATTGATGATGAATCAAAACTAGCAGTCATTAATTGTGACACAGCTAGTGCTCCTAAGTGGGCAGTTAATATGAAAGACGGTGATAGAATTGAAAAATCTTAGAGACTTAGCAAAACCTTTTACCAGTCTTGTTAAAAAGGGTAAAGACGCAGGTAAGTTTGGTGACTTCGTTGAACACAGTGCAGTTAACCAAAGGTTGCTAGCTCATATAGGTCCGTTTAGTCAGAGAGTTGTAGAGATTGTGTATGACGTACACCCTCAGTTGGGTCAAGTCTGCACTGGCGTAGTCTTAGAACTCACTATGACTATTGACGGCAAGGAGGTTGTTATCCAGGAAGCTGGTGATCTAGACAATCCGTTCGGTAAAGGTAGAACTAATGGCGATAGATTAAAAATGGCTATTAGTGACGCTTTAAAAAGATGTGCTATGAGAGTAGGTCTAGGACTACATCTCTATGCACAAGATGATTATTTCCTAGACAAATTATTGGAGGATAAAAATGGTACAAGCTAAGAAAATTAGTTTAACAACTGATGATATATCAGGTAATGGTGGTGCTAATCAAATTACCCCAGGTGATTATGAAGCAACTATCGTAGAAGTAGAAGACCATGTGGCTCAAAGTGGTAACGAAGGCTGGAAGTGGACTGTGCAAGTTGGAAGACTTAAACTAAGAACTTTCACTATGTTCACTGCAAATGCAAAATGGAAACTTGTTGAGTTAATGGGTGCACTAGGGATACCTATGCAAGAAGGTGAGATTAGTTTCAATCCTCAAGACTATGTAGGTAAGCCTGTAGGTGTAGAGTTGATTGAAGATAAGAACGATACTCGTTACTTAGAAATCAACAAATTCTTCCCTGTTGGTACTAAGCCAGCAACTTCAGTTAGTGAAAGTGCTGAAAACAAGGTTGACAATTCTGAGGTACCCTTTTAAAATAAGAGTATCTAAGTTTATGGCAACCTCCTAACAAGTTGACATAATGATAAAAAAACCCTCTAGCAATAGAGGGTTTTTTGTTTTGTATATATGAAAGAGATAACTATGAATTACATCTTTTTGCGAGATTTTCTCACGACTTTTTTCTTAGCTTTCTTTTTGTTTGATAGCTTTGAACCGTACATTACTTTCCAATCTTTTTCTTTGCAAACTCTTTGACGACTACTAATGCAGCAGAAGCACCTGATAAGGCAGCTAGCTGAAAAGCATTAGCACTAACACCAACTAATGGACCCACTGTTAAAGCACCTAAAAATGCTTGAACAAATGTCCAAAGAGTTTTTTCTAATACTACTTTATATTCTTCACTCATTTAATTAGCCTTCCTAATTTTAATTTCGTTTCAATGTTCTCTAGTTTAGCAATAATTGTGTCCAGTTTCTTGTTTATAAACTGTGGGTGTACCATTTCAGGTGGACTATCGTTAGTAGCTTTTACTGGATTATTTTTATTATCAACCCACTCAGATAGTTGTGGACCAGGACAAGTTGTAGATTTAAAATCTAAATGTTTTTTTAGCTCGCCACCTATAGTTTCGTGTAATTTTTCTATAGATTTTAACGCAGCTTCACTAGCCATTGTTTTATCTTTACCACCTAACCAACACACAGAATAATAGTGCCTATTGCCTTCGTTAGTTCCTTGTGATGCTGGTCTAGCGTTAAAACCTCTACCTTCATATATTTGTCCAGTGTTACCAACTAAAAAACTATAAGCAATATCGTTCCAGTTTCTATCTACTTGATGTAACTTCTGAATACTTTTAAGTTGATCTATTTCTGCGTTGTTTCCTATAGCTCCTGGATAATAAGACCAATGTA